GTCTTTATTTTTGTCAGCGGCATTTAGGAATCCAGCTCCACCTAGTCCTAGAGCAGCACCCAATAGATCCATCTGTCTATCAGATTCAATCTTACCAACAACCTCATCGCTTGCTTGTTGACTTACTTGAGCGATGTCTCCTGTGGTTTTTTGTAGTGCTTCTAATTTTACTGCCTTTGATATTTCTCCCTGTTCCTGAATTGCTTTCTTCAATTCAAGTTTCTTTTGCTTATCTCTCTTTTCAGCATCTCCAATGATTAGAGAAAACAATCCTGCAAGTTCTGATGTTAACTTTTCTACTCTGCCAGTTAAACTATCTACTAGTGATTGTAATCTTAAATTCTCTGTGTTGTCTTTTAAATCTTCAACAACATGCTTCTCATCAATCTGCGTTTTAATAATGTTTAGGATGTTAGATAGATCCAAACCTCCAGATAAGATAGGAGGTTTAGACATCACAGGTTGATTTGGAACAGCAGCAACCATGCTGCTATCTGGAGCACCAAAAAACTTACTAATGTTTACTGACTTTGGAGTGTCTTCATCCATGTTGTTGCTGCTGTTTTTCGGCTTCTTTTTCTTCTATGTATTGCTTTAGAAGTTCGAGATAGATCTCTCGCTCCCATGGCATCATATTTTCAATCTCAGTTAATGAGTATTTGTGTATCTGCATTAGCGCAAAGTTGATCCTGTAATATGTTTCAAGATCTTCCTTGGCTAGGGCTAGCCGAAAAAATCGGACAAACCCTCCAACACGACACTATTCTCATTTCCAGTATTAGGATTAACTACTGTGATTGTGTGGGACAACTTGGGCATTGTCTTAAAGAAGTTTTCAATCTTCTTATACTGTCTAGGAGTTAAGTTCTCAACATAAGAAATCAATTCCTTTTCAGTAGAGTCAGATGCCATCCAACAATCATCATTATTATAAACACTATCAATACATGATGCAATAAGTTTGACAGATCTTTCTACATTTTCTGAAGACTTATCTGAAACATCAAAGTTATTTTCAATAAACTGATTCAATGATGGATAGTTCATCTTCCAATGATATCCATTCTCCATATCAATCTTATCAGTATGACCTTCAGGATATTGAACTTGGATCTCATCAACAAATAAAGTCACGGGGACTTTAGTTTCACCGTCATCACCACAGGTGACATTCAATTCAATTGCTTCACCGATTGCCTTAGCACGAATGTTTAAGAACAAATATTCAATATCAAAAGAAGGTAATTGATCAATCTTTACTCCTCTGGTTAGAATACAATTAGACAATACTTGTTTAATTGCAGTCGTAACTTGTTTAGGATCTCTAGATTCTAGAGCAATGATAAGAAGCTTTTCTTCTTTGACAATGAATGGTCTGAACTTAATCTTCTTCTTCGATGATGGAAGGACAAGATCAAAATGAGGTACAGTAATTTCTGGTAATGGCATATTAACCCATTATAATTTCAGTTGTGATTATTTATTGTTTAATTTAGAATGAATTAAAGATAAAATCTCCAACCCTCTGAGCATCATCACTGAGTCCATCACCCCTCAAAATTCTATCCGCTACTCCTGGTGCTCGTGATCTAGCTATGGTAGCAGCTGCTGCACCAGCTTGTAGTTGTTGCAACTCTCTTGGAGTGTTGCCAAGGAAATTAGGTTGATCCAGTGCGTCAATAGCAGTATCACGAACTGAGGCTACAGGTACTACACCATCTGCCGATGCTGTTGATGATGATGATCCCGAAAAAGTTCTTTGACTACCTAAAGTTCTTCTAACAATATATCTACTGTAATTAAAGTTGACAGTGAATGTTAAGATCTCACTTGATTGATAACTAACTGGCGATACAATGATATTAGATGGATATGCTTGAATGAATTCGTAAGTCAAATAAGAACTATTAAAAACAGTGTCCTGTTGTTTAGTATTCAAGTCTCTCTCAAACTTAGTTACCATAATCCTTTGACAATATTCATTAGGATATCTAAACTTGGTAAAGTTATTTTCATTTCCTGCTGTAGGATATACTTGACCCTGAGAAGTAGACGGAATAACTCCAGCTCCACTATACAGTGGATTAATATAATTGATCCACTCTTCAAAGAATCTTATAACTTTGTGGTTCTTATCAACATAGAACGACATTGTTAACTCAGGAAACTGACGCAGAATTGGGTACTTCTCAATAACACCCTGTCTGTTTCCAACAGTATCTGTCGTTTTAAAATTTGGGCCTGGTAGAACTGTGCCAGAACATAACAACTCAATATGTTCTAGTGGATCTAAACCATCAGTATCTTTTGTGTCATATATTCCAGACGATCTCAGCCAGTTTACTAGTCCTGGTGCTCCTCCACCACGATTGCTTAGAGGAAATGCAACCTTATAAAAAGTATTGACTGATACTTTTGATAAGGCTCCCCTAATTTTTTCTATAGGATAATAAAGCCTAGTGTTACTTGACATCTAGAGAACTAAATATTTCGGTATCTATACTATGTATATGTATTACCAGGGAAAGTTTTCTCCTAAGAATTATAAGAAGTACAAAGGTGATCCAACAAACATCATTTATAGATCATCTTGGGAATTGACTTTCATGAAATATTGTGACACTAATCCCAATGTGTTGGAATGGGGTAGTGAAGAAATTGTCATACCATACAAGTCTCCTCTAGACAACAGATATCACAGATACTTTGTAGACTTTTATATTAAGGTCAAAGAAAAGACTGGTGTGATAAAAAAATATTTGATCGAGGTAAAACCAAAGAAGCAAACTATTGCTCCTAATCAGAACCCAAAAAGAAAAACAAAGTATTGGAAGCAAAGTGTATTTGAATATGTAAAGAATGTTGCTAAGTGGGAAGCTGCAAAAGACTGGTGTGAAGATAGATCCATGACGTTTAAAATTCTAACCGAAGAGGATCTTGGATTATGAAACCGTCTGAAATAATTAAGAACCAAATCAAGACAGAACTTGGTGGCAGGTTTCAATCACAAGCATGGTATAGAACCAGATTGTTTGAGGAACTTTCCAAAACACAAAATGAATATAATGATAGTGACTTTACAGATACATATGGTATAGAACTTGGTAAAATATATTACTTCAGTTACACTGCAAAGTTTCCTGATCGATATCCTTGGTACGATAGATATCCATTTGCAAAACTTACCAGCATTGATCCTAAGACGGGATTGATCTATGGATTAAATTTTCATTACTTAGATCCTAGCATCCGTGGTTTCATTGCCGAAGGATCAGTTGACTCTGACATTCCTGTTCCACAAAAATGTTTCCACTCATATTACAGTGCAGGTATTGATCAGATATATAGAGTACCAGATGAAGATGTAAGAGGGTCGGCTCAGTTCGTCACCGACTTGTTTGTCAATAAATATGATCAAAGAGTAAAACCTAACAAAGTGTGGTCTAGCTAATGGCAGTTGCAGGAACAGTAAGGGTTAAAGTACTTCTTGAAGAAAATGATGCCAAAAGATTTTTTCTTGGTTCTAATTATGCTGAAGTATTTGTTGACAACAATACAGGTAAAATTGTTGCTGTAGGAGATCAATATCAATTAGGTGTTACTGATATCAATGCTACTAACAATTTTTTGAAGAAGGCAGATGGTATTGAGCTTTTAAACAAATACAAAGACCAAATAAATCCTAAGTTAAAACAATACAATAACAATTGGGAATATACAGATGCTACAGCAGTCATTGCTGACGATGCATTATATACAAAGAAAACCGAACAAATTTCAAAAGATCTTTTAAACACAGATAGAGGGTCATTCAATTTTGTAAACGATCAAAACAAAGCGTTTGAAAAGTTAAAGACTCTAGAAAAACCATCAACCAAAAATCAAGTTATTGTTTTCCCCTCAGACTTAATTGCTAGAGGAAATGGTGGCGTATCTTATTCTCAAGATACCATCAGAATTAAAGCTTTACAATACATTCCACCACAAAGGGACATTTTAAGAGGTAGAAGAAATACCAATATTTACGACAGAGGTATTTTAAGCAACAATCAATTCCTAAATGATCTAGAAAAAGATTATAAGTATGAGGGAGAAGTTATTTTACCAATGCCCCTCTCAATCAGAGATGCCGTTGGTGCTGAATGGGGTGTCGGTGCATTAAACACTTTAGCATTAGGTTTGTTTAGTTCTGTTCGTGATAAATATGAGCCTGGTGGTCTTGGTTCTGCTGGAGCACTACTACGCACAGGTTTTAAAGGTTACTCGGGAGTGGAAGCTTGGGCTGCTCTAGCGGATGCATTCGTAAATGCTCCAGGTGAAGGTGCATTGAAACAACAAATCCTAAATGATTTGTCCTCTGAGATCGTAGGTAAGCTAGGGATTCAAGTTGATCCTCTTCAAGTTTTATCAAGAGCCACTGGTTCTGTTGTGAATAATAATGCTGAGTTGTTATTCAGAGGACCTAAACTAAGATCCTTTGACTTCTCTTGGAAATTATCTCCAAGAAGTGCAGAAGATTCAAAGCGCATCAGACAGATGGTTCGCTTCTTTAAAATAAATAGTTTACCTAGTGTAAGCACCACTGGCACAATTTTCATGCAGACTCCTAACGTCTTCATTGTTGAATATAAGAAGTCAAACAACGAACGCAATGAAGCATTGCCCCAACCAAAAGTTTGTGCCCTCTTAGATTTCCGTGTTGATTATACTCCTGATGGTGTTGGTTGGGCAGCTTATGGTGATGATTCTCAACCAGTAACTAGTGTGATTAGTGCAGTGTTCCATGAATTAACACCACTATTTGCCAATGAGTATGCAAACCAATCAGCAGATAGCGTAGGATTCTAATGTCTTATTTCAGATACTTACCAAACTTACAGTACCCATCTCTCAGAAATGAGAGAACTTCTTCTGGTGATTATACCACCATCAAAAATCTTTTCAAAAGAGCAAAGATTCGTGATGATCTAATTAACATCTTTACTGCGTTTGATAAGTATCAAATCGTTGGTGATGATCGTCCAGATGCTGTAGCAGAAATTTTGTATGGAGATCCTTCCTATGATTGGATCATCTTAATTATCAACAACATTCAAAACGTAAGAGATGATTGGCCCTTAAGTCAAGCAGATCTAAATTTATATCTCAATCAAAAGTATACTCCAGAAGAACTTGCTCAAATTCATCACTATGAAACTAAAGAAGTAGTTGCTAATAACTATGGCATCATTCTTCCAGCAGGTCTTGTAGTTGATTCAGACTTCACAGTAACATACTCAGATGGTTATTCATTAGTTGAAGATACAAACTGTATAGAATCAGTTTCAAATTACGAATAAGAACTCAGAAAGAATGATGATAAGCGAATCATTTACACATTGAGATCAGAATATATTAGTCTTGTAGAAGAGAATCTAAGAGATGTATTTGCTAATGAACCATCATCTGAATATGTTGATGTAAGAACCTTAAAGACTGCCAATCCTAGAAGGGCATAAAAAAGGAGGCTTGCGCCTCCTCGTTTATCAGAACTCTTCAGCGAGTTTTTGGAAGTAACTCAGGTCATCATCGTCATCGACAGAAGAAGACTTACTTGAAGAGAGACTGCTCAGTTCGGAACGAAGATCAGAAGTCAGTTCTCGGGCAGAACCACGATCTTCATCTTCATCATCAAAGGATTCATCACGCTTGGCAGGAGCAGTAGAACTGTTTCCAAGAACAACATTCAGACGATCCTTAAGTTGTTCGTAGGTCTTGAACTGATCACCACCAGTGATCTCAGCGAGAGAATACTCTTTGCGCCAGATAGCTTCTAGTGCATCATCATCACCATCAAGCAGTTCACTGGGACGGGCAAACTCAGAGGAGTCGTAGTTCCAGTAACCAGCAACCTTCTTGATCTTCAGTTTGAAGTCAGCACCTTGCCAGAAGTCGAAGGGGTTCAGTGCTTCTTCATCCTCAAACTCAGGATTCATGGCAGCTTCGATCTTGTCAAAGATCTTCTTACCGAACTTATAGAGGAAGACTTTACCTTCGTTCTGGGGATTAGCAGGATCCTTTACGACATAGATGTTTGCGTAGTAGGAAAGTTTACGCTTGCGCTGACGCACAATTTCTTTGTTGGCATCGATGCCACTGTTCCAGAGGAGGGTATTAGCCTCACAGACAGGACACTTACCACCGACACTAGTGAGGCAGTTGTCAATCAGCCAACCACCAGTTCCTTGGAAGGCATGGTTGTACATCTTTGCCCAGGGAATATCTTCACCTTCGGGGGCAGGGAGAAAACGAATTACTGCATAACCATTACCAGTTTTATCTACTTCGGGCTTCCACAGACGGTCATCAGAGTTGCTGTTGGAAGCACTGCTATTCAGTTTTTCAACCTCCTTTTGAAGTTTGGCAGTCAAACTACCGAGGGAGGATTGCTTTTTAAGGTTGGAAAAGGACATTGGATACGTTGGATGTCTTTGGATTTGGTCTTTGGTAATCTAGCAGAGCTACTGCTCTTTGTCAAGTAGCTCTTCAAGTTTTAGTATCTCGGATTCCAAGTGGTCAAATATTTCACGCATGTTCATGTGACTTGGCATACCGAGCTTTGCTGATGCCTTAAGCATCTTTTCAATTAATTCCTTTGCGTCAGGATCGTCTGATAAGGAAAGTCTTGTGTGAAGAATTTTTTGCTTGTCTATAAGATCTTTCACCAATTGAATATGGTGCTTTTTCTCCTCATAGTCATATGCAAAATAATTCATGGTGCTTTGATAGACGCGCTTTTGCAAAGCACCAATAAGATCTATTTCTTTCTGTACGATTTCCGAATCAAAGAAATCACTCATTAGTTTCCGCAGGAGTTTCTACAGGTGCAGAAGCTTCTTCCTTAGGAAGTTCTACTCCTTGTCCCTGGAGATACTCAATGATTCCCTGAAGTTTCAAAGCAAGAGAACGCTTTTCATCAGTTTGTCCTTGAAGACTTTGAATTTCAGAAATCAAAGTTTGTTGTTGTTCAACACAAGCTTTCAAGTGTTGCTGCTGTTCAGTCAGTTCCATTCAGAATTTTCTCCTTTAAAATCGTTTTGAATGTTGATGGGTCGATGTTCAAGAACGGTCGATACTTTTTAATTTTTAGGCTGTAGAACTCCCAGATGGGATCGTCTAGCAGTCTATCATAATCATCGACATAATGCAAGATCATGTCAAGAATCACAAGTGTCTCAATGGACACCTTATTTATCATGTGCTCTTTGAGAAGTCTGGAGTGATTACCGACCTTACATTTGAGCACATCATCAAGTTTATCATCATCGAATAGATGTGATATATCCTCTCTGAACTTGTAAGTTAACTTTTCTGCTCTAGTTTTCCACTTAACATAATTATCATTTCCAGAGTTAATGATTTCACCAATCCACAATTTCTGGGGGTTGTCACACTCAATAAAGTTTGCAAGAAAGTATTCTTTTATTTCTTGATCACTCTTTTGCCTGGACATTTTTTCAAAGAAATACCTGTCCTTTCTTTTATAGAAAGCCTCTGGCGATGCCTTACTTTTGCCTTGGTACTTGAAGTAATCGTAATTAACTTTGGAGAAATGTTGCTTGAATGCTAAGTAGGTTCTATAGCAATCAACGGGAGTCATTTTAAATCGCAAGTTTCGCTTTGGATGAACGACGAAGATAGTTTAGTTCCATAGCCTCACACCTCAACCTTTCTTTCAAGGGTTTAGATAGAAGCTTCGGAACGCTTTCAAGTTCAATATTGTTTTGGTCACAATACTGAACAATTGCTTCAATGTAATTGATGCCTCCAGTCTTAACAAAAGTTTCAATATCGCTAGAGAACTTTGCTTGACTTAGGAATTTAGTTTTCAATTCTGTTTGTAAGTCATTTACTGTTTCCATACTCCTTTAATTTGTCCTCTACAAATGTTTTAATGTACTTCTTTAGTAATATAATATACTCCTTTTTGTCTCGTTTGTCAAATACTTTTACCTCACCATCAGGAGTTACCATGATAGTAATAAGTTTCTTGACAACACTCTGAGTCATCTCATAGTACATGCAAGCATATGCAACTTCTTGGACAAAATACTGTTGGATCCAAGCTTCGGGTTTAATCTTCTTTGATGTTTTGAAGTCAATGATTGCAAGCTCGCCTTCGTATTCAGCAATACAATCAACGCGACAACCGATGCC